CCTTCTCAACCAATCCGATAAACTTCCCCTTGTCGCTGCAAACGTCAGACCAGGGCGATTGTATCCACCGCAGGCCGGTTAGATGTCCGAGGTAACTGAAAAAGTCATATCTGTTTTTCCACCAGGGACGATTCAATTCCTTGTCAATCGCCTTGCGTACCTTGGCCCGGTCCGCCTCCGTCCATCCCGGGAAGTACCAAAGTTTGAGCCTGTCGGACCCGATGAAGTCCTCAACCTTAACCATTTTATATCCATTGGTCTGCATCGAGGCGAACGCGCCGGGTGCGATCAACCACATGAAATGACCGTAGCAGCCGTGGGTGTGGGCCTTGATTCCTGCGGATACAGGGCTTTGCAGGTTGTCGCTCAGGACCGGCATGGGCATTAACGCTTCCGGGATTTCAAGTAATTCTTCTGCTGACAGGTATCTGTCCATCATTTCTTTCCCTTTTTCCGCTTCTGCTTTTGGGCTTTCTTGTCCGCCTCTGCCCGTTTCGCCGCTCCGGTTTTCATGCCGCATCCTTAAAGAACTCATGATGAGCAATAACCTTTATCGACGTCATACCCACCGCAAGCCATTCCGCCATGGTCTTCGCCGCTGTCTTTGGATTGAGATATTGGCAACAATGCGCCTCCGCCAAAATCCGGTCCCGGGGGATCGACTTGAAGAGCATCCCGTTGGCAATCACACAACAATCCTGGAGCGCCTTTCTTGTCCGATATTCATCCGTCCAGTTCTCCGCGATCCGGACGGCCTCATTGTAGTAATCAGATCCGGCCTCGGGCATCGTCCAGGAAAACTGCCATGGTTTCAAAATGACTTCGTGTATATTTTTCCCGTCCCAGTCACGATGATCGACCCTCTCCAGGATAACCGTTCCGACGGCAATCTTCCCCTCCGCAGGCTCTCCCCTGGCTTCACGCTCAATGCAGAGGCCCATGAGTTGCCAGTCGGCAAGGAGTTTGAATGCCCTTGCGTGTTCGGGTTTCATTTAGTCCCTTTCCTTGCGCTGCAGGCGGAGCTGATTGTCCCTGATTTCCTTGGTTACTACCTCGACGGTCCCCAGTGACTTTGAGATAAAATCATACTGCGTCTCGATCCGGGTGATCCTGCTTTCGTGATTGATCGCCTGAATTCCGAACCATCCGAAAAGGCCCAGAATGACGACCACGACGGCCCAACTCTTAACGGTGAAGGTGGTTTCTTTTGGATTGCAGTTTTGAACTACGCTGTCCGGCATGGCGCGATCTCCCTTTGCGCTATAATAAAAAAAGGGGCGGGGCGTTCCCGCCCCCTCGGTTCTTATATCCGCAAGCGGTTAGGTGAAGGTGTACAGGCAAGCGTGCTGCCAGTAACCGTACCCGACGTTCCGGATCGCCTTGATGCCGTAGTGATGCTTGTCCTCATTGAACTCAAGCTCAGATCCCTCAGCAACGGCCGAAACGGTGATCGGCTCCTCCTCCTGGCGGATCAGGGCCTTCGTGTCTCCGTCCTCCCGGAAGACGTAAAACTTCGCGGCGGAGGTCAGACGGGGGTTGATCGACAAAGCAAAGTCCATGCCGTCAATGTTCTTCACGATGTTGCTCTGCCCGGCCGCGATGTATTCGTTGTTCAAAACGGACGCGAACGGTTTGAGATATGCCGTAGGGGCTATGATCCGGAATTTACTCGCCCCCTCATTCATGGGCTCGCCCTGGTCGTCTTTGAACCCCAGGATCGCCGCAACGCAATCCATGAGGGCGGATTCCGCCTCGGCAGCGGTCGGCTGGGTACCGTCCGCCGCGGCGCCGGTCAGGTCGTTGTCCTGGGTGCCGCTGTCGCCCTCGCTGTGGTCGGTATCGAAAAAACACTGGCCGTCATAACAGAGGCCGGTTTCCGCGGCGACAATCAGTGTGGTCAACAGGGCCGCCCAGTGGGCATTCGCCCGGCGGGCCTGCTCGGCCACGCGCAGCATGACCTGGCGGGTCTTGTCACGGCGAATCTCGTCGCAAAGGACCTCCATCGTAGATTCGTATTTCTTGTTGACGATCGTGATGCCGTTCTCCCGGAACCCCTTGGCCTGCCGTCCGCCGATCCACTCACGCATGGCCGGAGCCATACCGAGCCATTTATAGGTTTCGCTTTCCTGGTTGCTATCGAAAAACATGGAGACACCGGGTATCCACCCCATGCCCATATCCGCATTTAATTTGTTGAAAAACGCGCCGATAATCGCTCGGCTGCCAAGTCCTGATGCTCCCATTTTGAGCCTCCTTATTAAGTGATTTTAATGTTAATGGGTCTGGCCGGCACCCCGGCCCACGTTATTCGATCCTCATGTTAAACGGTTGGGGCGTCGTCAAGCCCGCCCCAACCGTAATTTGTTGGTTAGGTTGTTGGAATTGCAAGGACGGTAACGGTACATCCGCCAGTTGCATCGCCGATCGCCGCCGTTGTGGTGACGATAATTTTTTTTGTCGCCGTATTGGTAAAAGCAAAGGCCAGCACAACACCGGCCGCCTCGGTATCGAGAACGGTATCGGCCATACACTTTTCAATCGTGTCGTCCTCACCGATTTTGACCGTTGGTGCCGTCCCGGTATTTTTCGCGTAGGTTTCGTCAACCGTCACAATAACCAGACAAGCGCGATCTTTTGTTGCGTCCGCGGCAACCACGGTATCGGTGGCCACGGAGGCTTTTGTCACGGAAACAGACCCGCCGAGCCCGGCGGCCAGAAGGGCCGCTACTCCGGCGCCGTTGGCAAGCATCGAGCTTTCGACCGCACCCTCGGGGATTATTGCCTCGCCTTTGTTGCAAAAAGCCACGATACAGGTATTCGTGGACACATACCGTCGGACATAACCGATAAGGGAATTGCTCCCCTTTGTCAGCGTGAAAGTTCCGTCGTCGCTGGCATAGACAGGCTTTTCGACGTCCGTGATTGCTATGCCTGAAATCGTAAGCGGGATCATTCCATTGGTGATAAGATTGACGTTGATTGCGCCATCCGTCGCCACATCTGAGTTATCCGCCTGTCGCTGGGCGAAGCCGCGGAAGGAATCTCCGGCGACCAGGCCGCGCATGTAACCGGCGCCGTCGTCGCCAACCGCTGCACCTTCGTAAATCAGGGTCGATGCCTTGACGGGCAGGGTATTGATGCTGCCGAGTTCGTATGCCATCGGGGTGTCTGCTGATAGTGCCATGTTCGTTTACCTCCTTTGTACTGGTGATTTTTGGTTAGCCGTCTTTACGGCCCAGAATCTTTACCCGCCCGGATTCCACGTTCTTCCGGTACGCCTCATATGCCCCATAGTTGTCACCGAACTCCTGACGGATCTCCGGCGTCCGGTCCCATTCCGCCTTCGCCTTCTGTTCGATGGGCAGATTCTGCTCGGCCGCTGCGGCCGCCGCATCCTCTCCGGGAGCCGGAGGTGCGGCGTGACGTAGAGGAGCGATCGCGTCCGCGGTCAGGTTTCCTGTTTCCTTTTCTCGAATCGCCTTCTCCGCCGTCGCCTGTTTCATGGCGAAATCGGCGGGCGAGCAGGTTTCGTCCTGCCGGCATGCGGCCAGTAACGATTCGTGCCCGGGAATGAACATCGCCTCCATATCGCCAATTCGCTTGCGCTCAGCGGCTTTTCCTTCCGTCTGGCCTTCGGACTTTCCGGCGGTGAAGGCCGCGACCCTGACCGTCTCCTGTGCCTCCTGTGAGCCGGACGCCCGACCCTCCTCGAATGCCGCGCGGTAAACGTCGGCATGCTTCGTTTTAAGTTCCTGCAGATCCATTTGATTGTCCTCCTCCAATTGATTGATTACTTCGTTCAGCGTCGCCATGCCGTCAACCAGACCGTTTTCAATGGCAGCCTTTCCCATAAAAACCTTACCGTCCGCCGCTTCGAGAATCTGCTCCACCGAGCAACCGCGAAAATCGGCAACGGTTTCCACAAAAATTCCGTATATGGTGTCAACCTGGTCCTGAATGTAGGCCGCGCCTTCATCGGACAGGGGTTTATGCATTGACGCGATGCGCTTGTACTTACCGGCGGTAATGTCGGTGTATTTGACGCCGATCGTCTCTTCCCACTTTGAAATATCCATGTGGGTGGCCACCACGCCGATGCTGCCGACTTCGTTCGTTTCGCCGGATACATAGATCCTGTCCGCCGCCGATCCGATCCAGTACGCGGCCGAGGCCATCATGCCATCCACAACCGACACGATGGGTTTCGTTCCCCGCCCGGCTTTGATCGCCGCGGCCAACTCCTCCGTCCCGTCGACCGTGCCGCCAGGGGAATCGATGTGCAGAACGATGGAATGCACATCGCTATCCGCCAGGGCATTGCGAAAAGCATCCCCGATATCGCGCATCGATGTGCCGCCGAACAGAAAGGAAAACAAGGTCCGCGATTTCGTCAGCACGTCCGTCATCGGAATAACCGCGACGCCGCGATCGACCGTATAGCCGCGGAGGTCATCCGGATTTTCCGGTCCGAAGGGGGATCGCGAATTCTTTTCCAGTTCCTTCAGGTCGATTTTCGGACCCCGCATGTGGGTCTCATAAACCGCGCGGATCTCCCGCAGTTTACCCGGGACAATCGCCCAGGGCGCCGTCATGATATCGAGTAGTCTCATTACTCGGTTCCTCCGTTCTCGTCGGATGGATAGGTCTTCGCAACGGCCTGTGTTTCGCCGCTCTTTTCCGTTTTCGGAGCCCACATGCCGATGGACTTCAACATTGCCCGTTCCTTCGCTATGCGCGGGAAGTTGCGGTCGAAATCTCCGCTTGAATAAAGAACCGTCTCCTCGTCCAGTGTGGTTAACCCAAGTTCCAGTCTCTTTTCCGTGGCGTCGACTTCCTTCAGGGGATCGATCTGCCCAGGGGCATCCCCGATCCACAGCGCTCCCAGGTAAGCCTGCCGCACGCGGTAATCGCGGAAGAATCCCGGCGCCTGAATGCGGCCGATGGCCACGGCTTCCGTCATCCAGTTTTCGTAAACGAGCTGGTTGAAGTTTCTGGCCAGCCATGCCCGCCGGTTGCGGAAGAAACGCCAGGCCTCCAGGAGAGCCGCGCGTGAAGCGCTGTATGATGCGCTGAAATAGTGAATGAGGACCTCGAAGGGAATCTCCAGGGCGACGCCGATCTGTTGCAGGATGGATTTGACGAAGGGATCGAAAGCCTGGTTCGGTCGTCCGGGATTGGCGGTGCTTACTTTTTCGCCCTGGGCCAGTCCGACAATCGCACCGTTTCCCAGCTTGTAGTCGTCATCGGTTGACGCGCCGCCGGTCTCGGCCGACGGGGAGAATGTTCCAAAAGCGCCGTCCCCCGCTTCCGTCTCCACAAAGACCGTGAACATACCGGATACGACGGCGGCCATCAGTTCGGCTTCGGTATAGCGTTCGAGCTGTTTCAGGGATTCGATGACGGGCGCCAGGAACGGTACGCCCCGGCTCTGCCCGGGACGCAGGATTTTGTACAGATGGATCACATTGCGGACCCCGCTGTCCTTGCCGAACGCGGGAACGATATCCCATTCAAAGTTTTTATGTGTCGCGTACAGCCGGTTCCCCGGATGCTGGCGCATGATGTGGTAATTTACAGGAGCGCCTTTCTCGTCTTTCTCGATGCCGCCGGCCAGAAGCTCTCCGTCAGGTGTCAACTTTTCATTGCAGACCCGGTCCGCCTCGATGACCTGGAGCCGCATCTTATAGGGGAAAGCGCCGCGCTGGAACCTGGGCATCAGCGTGAAGACATCGCCGTTTTCCAATGTCTGGCGAAAGACCAGCTCCTGGATATCCGCAAACGTCATTGATCGCGCCACGTCGCATTCGTGCGACTCCGACCACAACGCCCATTCCCGCTCGGTTTCCGCTTCCCAGGCGGAAGCTGTGGCGTCGGCCATGCGAAGCGTCTCGCGGTCGATGCGGGATTGCAATTTGAGGCCCCGGCCGATGACGTTGGTGACGACGGTTGAAACGGATCCGCCGGCCAGGGGACTGTTGCGCACGAGGTCGCGGCTGCGGTCACGGAGGATAGGCAGATCGAAAAGGATATCCGAATCGGCGTCGTTTGTTCCCGTAAGCCAGGCACTCAAGGACCGCCTGGAGCGGGATGCGCCGGAATATCCACCGGCCAGAGCGAGGTGCATCCGCGCCGCCATGCGGCGCTGGGCACGGACGGGATCGATGAACTTGATGGCCCGGTCGATGATATTCTCTTCGATGGCGATTTTCTTCCGCCCCACGTTTACTTCGATCATACCGGAGTCACCCCCCTCAGCGTCGGGCCGCGTCGGCTGCTTGTCTCGGCGGAAATCTGATAGTCGATGAATTTCAGAAAGGCGATGACTTCCGACATGTCGCGCAAGGTCCGGCCGACGTCGCCGACGGTATATGACTTTGTTAAAACGGAGCCGTCGGCGATGCCGTCGAGGATGGTGGTTTTAAGAGCTGCCCAGGTTGTAAAAGCCATGTTCACCCCAAGATATAGTGGTTGCTTTTGATGGCTCGACTATATCATGGGGTTTTTGCAAAAAAGGCCGATCGGTTGTTATTGGTGGGTTATTGGTGGGTTATTGGTGGGTTATTGATATGTTCTTTTACTTGACAGTGATTTTTAATCGCCATTATCCGGGATCTGATCGAGCATTTTGCTCATGGATACTTTGGTATAAGCCTTAAAAAAATTGTCGATGTTTTCCGTGTGCGCACACCATCGATTGTCCTCGAAACGCGCCGGCATTCCCATCTTGATGTACTTGTTGAAAAGATAATTTGACACCCCTCCCAGATATTCTTTTATCTCTTCTTTGCTGGTGAGAATGTTTTCGCTCTTTCTCGGCTGCGCCATTTATTCCACTCCCGATGAAATAACTCTCCGGCGTGTCCTGGACAAGACTGCCGGGTCCGTTGTACGCTTCAGGTAGGCCGCGAGCTGCTGCAGGGACGGAAGCCAGGCGCTGTCCGCGAGAGCGGCGTTCCCGACTTCGCAGTCCAGGAGATGGTTGTCCCGGTGCACCTGTTTCCAGTAGATTTTTCCTCTCCGGGTTCGCGCCTTCTCTTCCGCCAGGAGCTGCCGGGCATAGTCCATGCCCGCCGCGGCATGCAGGGAGAAATACTGCGATTCTCCCTTGTTTCTCTCCAGGCGCCAATGGATGATCTCCTTGTACTGATCCGTGGCCAGCAGACGCAATTCGAGGCCGCCCTTGATGGCCTTCCGGCTTTTCGGCATGACATCAATACGGGTAACCTTGATCCGCGCCGGACTTTTATGCGAAGCGCCTTTCGTTCCGTAAACCTTTCCGGGAGGAGTTTTCCGCAGCCACTGATAGATCTCTTCCGTCCGGGACCAGTCGTCGTTTTCCGATTCGCCGCCGCCCGTATCGATCCCGGCCCGCCAGATATCCATCGTCTCCTTTGAATCCTGAATCGGGTAGCGTGTCCGGAAGATGATCGCTTCTACATCTTCGAACGTCGTGACGTAGCCATATTGGACCAGGTGATTATTCAGCTCCGCATCCCACGCCCGGACGGCGAACCAGAATCCGTGTTTCTGCGTATCGAAATAGGCCGTCAGCGCCACCGCCCATGAGGGAACGACACCGGACGGCAGTTCCGTGCAATGCTCCAGGACCGCGCTTTCTTTCTTCGGGGCGATCGTCTCCTGCCAGGCCTCGGCCTTGTGCTGGGTAACGAAGGCCATGAGCTTCGACGGATCATCCTGGCTGCGCAACCAGTCCGCCGCGACCCGGGAGAGGGAAATGAACGGCGAATACCAGGACGGAAGGTGAAACGCAACCGACGTCGGCCGCTCCACCGGTTCGGCCCGGGCAATCCACTTCCCGTTTTGGACCGCGATATCCCGCAGGTGGTCATCCCAGAACATCCCGCATTTTGAGCATTGATAATTCGCCAGGCGTTTGCGCTGGATAAGCCGGGGATCGCGGATGTTGCCCGGCCAGATAATGCCGTCGAAAACCATGATCTGGTATTCTCCGCAGATGGGGCAGGGCACATGATAGTCGCGGATCTCGTCCGCATCCGCCATGGCCCTGATGATGTATCCCGTGTCGGTCGTCGGCGTCGAAACGCCGAGCAGTTTGCTGGTGAAGGGGTACGCGATGAGACGCTGCCGGGCTAGACTAACCGGATCCGACTCCTTGCCGGAGAATTCCGGGTACTTGTCTATCTCATCCATAAACAGGTACATGACGGATTCGGAGGCGAGCGCCGCCGGTGACGTCGCCCATGCCATCATCAGATCGGCTCCGTTGGTGAACTGCACGGCCAGGGAAGAGGTGTCGTCCAGGCGCTTGCTCATGAGCGCCGCGATCCGCGGCGTTCCCCGGAACAAGGGAAGCAGTCTCCGGCGGCTGATGCGCTTGGTCACTTTCTCATCCGGCATGATGTACATCACCGAACCAGGACGCTGATCGATCCCGAAGATAAGGCAGTTAAAGGCGACCTGCGTCTTTCCGGTCTGTGGTGCAAAGCAGAGGAACACTTCCCGGATCCACGGCTCTTGCCATGTATCCATTGGTTCGACCAAGTACGGTGTGACCTCATTCCGCCACTTGCCCGTCATCGGCCCGTTCGTCACAACGCGGTACTTCGCCGCATGCTGTGAAACGGCCAGCTTCTCCCTGGCCTTGAAGACGCGCCGCTCCCCGGGCGTAAAGGAAACCGTCAGGGGAGGGCGATCGTCAATTTTAAGTGCGAGGGAGGAGGTCATTTGTTATTCTCGATATTGTACATTTCAGCGATTTTTAAGCAGAGTGTCGCCGCCTGGACGGCCTCTCGAATGACATCATCAACAGACCCTCCTCGATATTCATATTCCGATATGGCCTGGGCGAGCTCTCCAATTTCTTCCGTTAGATAGGTCATCCATTCAAAGGAACTCCTATCCTGGATGCCCCATTTTTTTATCTGACACCGCGATTCCACTTTCACCAGCTCAAACAAAAACGAGGCAGTTACCAGAGATTTGTCCTTCATGTCGTCACCGTTCCTTTCCTCCATTCCCAGAGTCCCCAGACCGACAGGAGAAAATAAATAAAGAACAGGACCGCCTGGGCCGGAACGCCCTGGTGCCAATCGACCACCGTCCAGGCCGCATTCGTCACCGCCCAGACATAGAAGCATTCCCGCCGCTTTTTGATGTTCAAGATCACTCCAATCAACGAGGCGACGGTCAGAAGGATGGTGAGGCAATGGAAAGTTGTCATCCCTGGTCCCCGCTATACCGATGTGCGTCGCACCTGTAATCCATCCGAACCATGTATTCCGGGGAGTTTCCAAACCCGACAATCGAGCAACGTCCCTCTATCCGCACGACGACACCACAGAAGACCTTGCCAATAACTTCATAGTCCGGCGTGAAACATCGGCAAAATCGGCAGTTTTCCGCTTCATTTCCCGATCCTTTTCGATAATGAAGCTCTTCTTTTATCTTTAACTGCGGCATCGTCGCTCCTCTATTCATCATCATCGCCCATCTCTTCCCTCATGGACGCCGGGTAACGGACGTTCGCCTGATCGCCAAGAATTTCCTTGGGCACCATTCCGGACAGATCCATTCCGGACTCGAGTATTATCTTGACCAGGTCGCCTTTCTTGCACAGGTCAAAGCGATCGCGTTTCACCCCCAGGGTCTCATAGAGATAAGCCTTCGCCTTTTCGTCCTTCCACAAACCGAACTGCTCGGCAATCGCATGGATCTCCTTTGTGGTTTTCTTGTCCAGATATTCCTGCGTCATCTTCCATTCGGACTGCAGGTCGGATCCGAGATAGACTGCGATCTTCCGGCGTGTTTGAGGCCTGGTTGTCCCATGATCCATCACAATAGAGAGGGCCAACTCGTGGAGAATCGAGCGCAGTTGCACGATGTCCATCCCTTCGATAATCGGCCACGATCGCGTGCCGGAAGATATGTCCCACATGTCGATGTTTTTCCCGTTGGGGTATTTCTTGCCAAACAGATAAGCCGCGCCGCTGTGAGTCTCGAGGAGGCAAAGGAGAAGAAGACGAAGGACGTTCTCTCCATCGGATGGAATGGCTTGCACGAGTTCAGGCAGGCGATCCTTATAAAATTCCTCTCTGAAATATTCACCATGCCAGGAGACGCGTGGCTCGTCCGGATTCTGTTTTTGTTTCGTGGTTGTCGTCTTCCCTCGATACAATTCATTGAAGCACGACTTGTCACCAATACAGGTTTCCTTTACGGACACGGCGCCGTCGACATTAACCAGGCTCTGAAAGAATTCACAGCCCAGGCATTTCTCCTTAATCTTGTTATAGATTACCTCGTATCTATCGTAGTTGACGTCTTCCCGGAAGCGGGCCCCATTTGTCTTCAGGCTTCGCGATGATTTGAACTTCGCCCAGTTCTCATAGATCCACACGCCCTGGTGTTCTTTGAAACACTTGGGATCCAGGCAAAGCGACTTTTCTCCGATATCATCGCCGAAAAGATTCCTTTGTACGTCGGTATTCTTGAGACAATTTGCACACCCCCAAGTCTTCTTGTCGAATAGAGCCTTGGAGATTTTTGGAGATTGTCCGTCAATCCTATCCTTGATGTATTTAACGGCCCACCCGTAACTTATTGTATTGCTGAATAGCTCCTCGAGTTGCTTCGTGTCACTGATCCGGATGAACTGATCGAGGTGACCGTAGTGCAGATGGCCTTCCTCCCAGGCCTCCAGGATCTCCTCCGGCAAGCCGAGGACAGAAGTGCGACGCCGGATGTAGCACGGGTTGATTCCGACACGTTCGGCCAGATCCGGAAGCGCTTCCATTCCTTTCTTGTCCAGATAGATCTTAAAGGCCCTGGCTTCCTCGAGGGGAGTCAGATCCGCCCGCTGCAGGTTCTCAATCGTCATGACGTCGAAGGCGTCGTCGTCGGACATCTCCTGGATCAATGCCGGGATTGAGTCCTGCATGCCGCCGTTATTTTTAGCTAGGTCGCACGATACCCGGTAACGCCTCTCTCCGGCGATGATTTCGTATGGTGTCGGGGATCCGGAGGGAAGCGGCCTGACTAAGATAGGGATCAGCACTCCTTTCTTCTTGACGGATGCCAGGAGTTCATCATACTTCGGACCGCTGAAATTCTTCCGTGGATTAAGCGGATTCACACTGATGTCCAACAACCTGATCGCCTGAAAGGTCCTGTCCTCCATAACCGGTGCCGGTTCTTTCACCTGCAGGTCTTGTTTCTTTTCATTCTTTTTCATCGTAGTTTATCCCCCCATCGGCGATCAGATCGGCAGATCAGCCTTTTTTGTTTCTTTCTTCTTGTCAGGTCTGCATCTCGTTTTCGACAACGTGCCAATGAAATGGATGCCGTTTGAAAGACCACAATATCCTGAATCTTTATCAGCACCATTTTCGTCTGCGGCCCACTCCCAAAGCTTGCACTTCGATCCGCGGCATGTCGCATTGGTATTCACTGCCGCACCACCGCCGGAGTAAACATTCCGTGCCATCGGGCACCACACTTTCTTCGATTCTTCTTCTGTTGAAATCATCTCTCACTCCTCCTCTTCCTCTTTGTCTTCATTCAGATTATCTCCAACCGCCTGCGGTATCGTGAACTCACGTTCCTCCGCGTACCGGTTGAGCCATCCCTCCGCCTGGTCCTGCATGTACTCGATCAGGTCCGGTACCTTGGCCGCGTCCCCCCCGACCAGGTGGACCATCCCCATGGCCTGGGAGCGAATAAAACTCTCTATATCGTTTTTGAATATCGCTGCTCTCTTGGCCAGCTCCTGCTCAAAGGCCTCCCGGGGAACATAAAGTCCCTGGAGTACGTTCGCCTTGACCGTTGAGATTCGGGCGCTGGCCGCCGCCTTTTCTGTTTCCGCCCGCAGTTTCTTGAGCTGCATCTCGTCAATGGCGCCGGAGTTCTCCGTGTTTCCATCCCTCGGCTCAAGATTTGCTTTGGCGTAATTTTCGACGTCAATGACCAGGAACTTCCCATCCTTACGGGCCCGGATTTTCCCGTCCCTTTTGTGGTTATAAACGGTGGACTTACCGACCTTCCATCCCTTGTCGGACAGATACGACGTCACGGCCAGAAGGTTCGGCAGGGTTTCCTCGACGTGAAAGTGTTTACCCCAGAGATCGTCGATGAATTGCTCCAGGGCTGATTCGGCGGCATTCCATGACTTGAGCCTGGCCGTCGTCGGGTCCTTCCGGTAGTCTTCGATGCACTTGACAACCGCATTGTGCAGGACCTTCATTTTAAGTTGATCCTGCTTGTCGGCGATCTCGAGTAATTTATGGAGCTTTTCCTGGTCCATTTTTTTGTCCGGCAGGATCTGGCAAAGCATGTGGACGCGTTGCTCGACGTCCATCCGCTCCCACTTGATACCCAGATTGATTCCCGGAATGACTTTCCTCATTTACATACAGCTCCCACCGCTTCCAGAAATTGATGTCAGCTTATCGATTGCCTGAAACTTCAGATTCCACAAACGCACAGCTTCGGAACTGATGCCCAACTTCCTTGCTATTTCGTCGTGCTTCATCCCCACGGACAAAAAGACGGCAAGTAAGACGATCGTTCTATATCCGAGATGGCACCCGCTCAAGAATGTTCCCGTCAAGGCTGTGAAAAATTTACCGCAGTGGTGGCATCGAATTCGCTTCCCATCCCAGAAATTCTTCTTGCCCGTTCCGATCAGAACGGACCCACACTCCGGACACCCAACAGATGTGTTCTCATGTAGCGAACTCAGAACCCAGAGTCGGCACATTTCCTCATCCAAGAAACCGGCACCGAACGCCGCATAGATCTGCGGAATGGACACCGCGGACAAAAACCGATCATCTTTATTATTTGCAATCATTTTAGGTGCTTCCATTTTTCCACCTCAATTTTTTATTCAACAGTAGAGAAGCATCGGGCAGTATTGACC